TTACAGTAAACTTCTGAGTCCACTAAGAGGAATTCCCTCCATATGATTGTTTTTATTTATAAAATTCTCAATGCTTTTGCATGTCTCTCCAGACAATGCTTTCTCAGCTAAAGGACGATCAGTTTCCTTTAGTTGTTCTTCTCCTCGAATCTCATCTGTTAATCTTGGGTAAAGAATCCTTGATAGAACGGTATTCGTTAAGGCTATTTTTTTAAACTTGGCCCACAGAAGTAAGTCCATCATGGGTAGTATTCGATAATCTATAAGCTTGATGATTTTAGCCAATCCAAATTTTTCAATTTTGCTTTCTTTAATCTGATAATCGTCCCTCCAAACAGGAAGCATAACCTTTAGTGCATTTATAATTTCTTCATCGGAGGAGTTTTTAATGTCGAATGATATGAACAGCCTATTATCACTATCCTTTCTTATTACATCTTTCATAATAGAAGTTATAGGCTGAGACTTGATTTCGTTTTTAAGTTCTCCCGTTCCTTTTACAAAAGAATCAGGAGCAAAAAACTCAAGATTTCTCTTTAAACTTTCAATTTGTCTAAAACTTACCTGATGAATATGGCTGTTATTGTGGTTAGATAACCCTCCCATATTCATTGTTTGACTGATTAAGGGTTTTCCATCTAAGATCATTTCGAATGTAGTATCATCTCCTTCAAAGAAGTCCATTCCTTCAAATATATTCCTCCTGACTTGAAATTCTTTATAAAACTCCCTCAAAGATAATTTTTCTACATCCTGATAATTTTCAATATTGAACCATGACTGAAGCTCTCTGTTGATCTCGTTCACCTTCATTGCTTCACCTTTCCGAGCTTAGATTCAATTTTTAATTTATTGAGATAGTCGGCATACCATTGCATCATTTCACGACGACCTTCCAGATATTGAGCATGGTTGTAGGTGCCACGAATAGTATTTCTGTCGGCATGAGCAAGCTGTGTCTCTATCCATGCACTTTCAAAACCTTGCTCATGCAAAATCGTGCTTAAAGTATGTCGAAAGCCATGTCCTGTAGCCCTTCCTGCATAGCCGATCTTTTTGATTACCTGATTGATACTGGCTTCACTCATGCTTTTTCGTGAGTCATTTCTGCCGGGAAAAATAAATCTGAATCCGCCAGTATAACTTTTTAACTCTTCCAAAAGACCAATTGATTGCTGGGATAGAGGAACAATATGAGGTCTTTTCATCTTCATACGAGCCACTGGTATCTGCCACAGTCGTTTTTCGAAATCAATTTCTGTCCATTCTGCTGAACGAAGCTCAATCGTCCTGAGTCCAGTAAGCATAAGAAGTTGAGTAGCGATTTGAGTGATTTTACTTCCCGAATAGTTCTCCAGGTGCCTTTGGAACTCACCCAGTTCATTTACTGAAAGATGTGGAAAATGTTTTTGTTTTGGTGCTTTCAGCACACCTACCAGATCTGAGACTGGATTATGCTCTGCTCTGCCAGAAATGACTGCATATGTGAAGATTTGACGACATGCCTGGCGAGTTTTCTTCAGCTTATCAAGAACACCACGATTTTCCATTTTACGAAGAACATCGAGCATTTCCTTAGCATTGATCTCAGCAACAGGTCTTCTACCTATGTAGGGAAAGACATCCTTCCTCAGGTATTCAAGAATGTCATCAGCATAGCCCTCAGACCAGGAAGGTTTCTTATGTTCATGCCATTCAATGGCAATTAGTTCAAAGCTGTTGCTTACAGCCATAATCTTCGCTGCTTTGATATCCTGTTTTTGCTGGCTTGGATCGCCACCTTCAGACAGGAGTTTCTTAGCTTCAGATCGTTTGATCCTTGCTTCAGCAAGGGTAAGTATTGGATAGGTGCCAAAGACTACACGTTTTTCTTTACCTAAAATCCGATACTTAAGTCTCCAACTTTTTGTTCCATTGGGAAAAATTTCCAGATACATACCACCACCATCGGCAAGCTTGTATGATTTTTCCTTAGGCTTCGCAGAGTCGATTTGTCGAGCTGTAAGCTTCATTTGGGGGCATCCAGTTGATTGAACCTAGCAATGCCCCCTATCCTGCCCCCAATTGAAATAAGAACGCAATAGGTGACCTTGGACCAAACTGGACCACATAGAAGTGTTATATTCTGATTTAAAAGGAAAAAGTAGACTAGAACGGATGTTAATAGAACAAAAGATGGCACGCCCTACAGGATTCGAACCTGTGACCTACGGCTTAGAAGGGCAATAACTTATTGTTTTAATTGATAACAAGTGGTTTCACTCAATTTCAACATTTTGTTTTATAAGCAATTTTAGATGTTGTCTGATTTCACCCCATAGCATAGTATTTCGTCATAACGACACCCGTAAGAGCACCCGTAATGGCAGGAATACTACTCACAGACAGCAAGATCAAAGGTATCAAGCCCAAAGAGCAAGCGTACTACGTGTGGCAGGCATCAGCCACCAGAGGTACAGGTCGCTTGGGCCTGAAAATCTACCCTTCCGGCAGAAAGGTTTTTGTTTACAAGTACCATAAGGATGGTGCTCGCAAATTCCTTTCGCTGGGAGATTATCCCGCCATAACTCTCGCTGAAGCAACAGCAAAATCCCTCACCGCAGCCGCAAATCTCACCGCGCCAGAAAAGTCTATTGCAGAGCATGCAACTATAAAACAACTGTTTGACGATTACATCATCGCCCAGAAAAAGCTAGGACATCGCTCTTATGACAAAACAAACAGCAGGCTCAACCAGGTGTTAGCCAGTAAGTACATTGACCCTGCTACGCCTGCGAAAGAAATCACACCAGTTCAGATTAAACATGTCCTTGCTGAGTTCATAGAGCGTGGAGCGAATGCCGGAGCAAATAAGGTCAGAGCTAACCTGCATGCTGTATTCAATTTTGGGCTGTTCGCTGATAACGATCCGGCGAACATCAATGGTAAAACCATTTACGGGCTTGACCGAAACCCGGTAAGCGTCATTCCACCACAAAAGGGCGCAGATAAGGCTCTGGATCGTTTTTTGTCATGGGACGAACTCAGTGAGCTATTGCAATTGCTCACAGTACCTGAATCAGCTTGTCCCATACATCCTGACTTCGCTCAACTGCTCTTGTTGTGTATCTTTAGCGCCGGTCAGCGTCCGTGGGAGATAATGACCAATACCAGCGACCAGTGGGATGAGAAAAACATGACTCTGACAGTACCACCCCACATATCAAAAAATAGTGATTTTCACGTTATTCCGCTGAACAAAACTGCCATGAAGATCCTGAAACGCCAAAGGGAAAAATACCCGGACGCGGCTTTTCTATTCCCCGGCAATACCAAAGAAGGTCATTTGCTGTCTGCTGAGTATAGTAAGCAGTTACGAAAATTCTGCAAACTAACCGGTTTTGAGAAGTTCACCCCCAGAGATATTCGTCGCACCTTCAAAACTTTGGCGGGGGATATGGGGATCAGTTCAGAAATGCGCGACAGATTACAAAATCACAAAAAACCAGGGGTATCGACCAAGCACTATGATCGTTACGATTATCTGAGAGAGAAACGTGAAATTATTGAGCAATGGGAATCGCGTCTGATTGATTTACATGGAGAGATTGACATCCTCCCCGCCCTGAAGGACGGGGTTTTACGGCGCATCTGATAAATATCACATATGCTCGGTATTATCTCGGCCCTGATACCATGTGCCGCACTGCCTTTCTCTGTTCTGTACTTAAGGATTATATTCTGCAGATGGCCTAAGTGCTTATTAACAAATGGAATTAGCCTTTTTTGCGCCAAGAAATGAGGGATTTCTGCAGGAACTGTTTCTGACTCAACAGGGGCATTTTTGGCGATCCACCCGCTGTAGTACATCCCCATTGACTCCATGAAGTCAGACTGGTTGACATCCTCCCCGCCCTAAAGGACGGGGAGGATGTCAATACCCCTCGACCAAGCCCCACCCAACACCCATCAAAAAATCTTAACTGTTTAGTGAAAAGTTGGGGCGGGTGTGGGATGATTGGGGGAGGTAAACACGCTGATCCGACAGAGTATTTCGACAAAAATATTGCCACTGATGGTTCTTAATGAAAAATAAGCTTGAATCTATTCAAATTTTACGCGGATTAGCGGCATTATCAGTTGTTATATTTCATTATCGCTTCTTCCTGCCACCTGGTAGTGCCGCTCGTAGCATACTTGACAAATCATTCTGGTGGGGTGGGGTTGGAGTTGACCTATTCTTTGTGATAAGCGGTTTTATAATGGTTTATGTTACTGAAAATAAACCAAGTGGTGCTAAAACCAGTATGAGTTTCTTGTCTAACAGACTAACCAGGATACTTCCTACTTATTATGTCGTTTTATTATTTGTTTTTTTAACCAGTGGGGCGATGAGTATATTTCATCACCCCGAAAAAAGCTCTAATTTAGTCAGCGCAATGACTTTCCAACCTTACGTAGCCACACCCGCGCCGTTGTATATCCCTGATAGCGGAATGTATAATGTAAGATGGACACTGAATTATGAACTTTATTTTTATTTTATTTTTTCATTATGCTTACTAATAAAGCATCGATTCACAGCTATTTGTGTTTTATTTTCGCTACCAACTATTTACGCATATTTTTCAACAGGCAGTGTCACCCTATCAACAGCGGGTTATAGTTTTGACTCAGCATCACTTCGATTTTTAACCAACCCTATTATCTTTGAGTTCGGCATAGGAATACTATCGGGAGTTTTATACTTCCGCTTTAAGAACAAATCCATACTTAAAAACCCATATATTTTATTATCTTGCGTAATAGTTACAATAGGTGGGATTTCCTCAGGATTTCTTATACAATACAATTTAATTACATCTATCATGTTCTCCTTTCTTGTCTTATTATTTTCCTTGCAAAACGATTCTATTTTAAAGTTCACGCCAAAAATATTCATAACGTTAGGTAACATATCATTCTCTTTATATCTTATTCACAACCCCCTTGGTGGATATATACTTGGCTTAGCTGAAAAGGTACAACATGGAGCATTAAAGTCACTTATTGGAATAGCAGTCATATTATTCATTACCTTAATCACATCATGGCTATCGCATAAATACATTGAAATAAAACTAACTAAAAAAGTGCGTGATTTATTGAAAAGTATCGCATTCAACAAATAAAAAGACCTCGAAATAAAATAAAAACTAAGGCGATAAGCGGTGCCTTAGTTTTAACTTGTTACGCGTCTCGATACCACCCCATCAGTTTAATAAATGAGTTAGCTACAGAGAATTCAGATCCAGAACCTACGTTATCTGTGGTTCCCGAAAAAGTGTGGGAGTGAGGGCCAATATGTACATTATGTACATGTTCGCCTGCATCGTTTGTTGAAAGCGTAGCCTTGGCCCCTTGATAATAGACCCCGCTATGCCCTTCATTACCAACACCACCTACATCTGTAGTATGGTTGTGATTACCCTGAGCATCAGTTGATTTCGTACCGTAATCAAACGTGCTGGTATTAGCCGAGAATGTATGCGCATGTGCGGGTAGATTGCCAGTAGTTAAAGTAACCGAATCTGAGCCGCCCGTAGTCATCACATCGCTGCCGTTGGCGCTGGCCAGACGCACCGTGCGGTTCTCACCGATATATTTCCATGTAGTACCGGGAAATAATTTATTCGGGTCTTTATTCTGAGCGAACCACGTCACAATTCCGACAGGATAAATGCTATTAATATTAACAGCATTCGCCAGCGCATCTTTCACCGCTTTAGGCGTTGCGGCCACGTTTTCTGCGTCGCTATTAGTTGCGCTGCTCAGTTGCGTAATGCCCGCCTGAGTGAGTGATGCAACCGGGAGATTGGTTATCCCATCGATAAGGTACCTGATAGTGCCGGCAGTCAGCATATTAGCGACCAGATCGTTAGCCGACCACGCACGCGCTACCGTTCCTTCCTGCCCGCGCAGAATGGTAAACACATCGCCATTGCGGGCGGTAACGTGCACGATCTCATTAAGCTGGCCCGTCGCGGCATCAATGATAGTAAGCTTAAAAAAGCTTTGCCCCGCTACCGCCGCCGGGAATAAACCCCCTGCACCGGTGTTTACAGATAGCGTGGTTGATGTAGCGTTAATTGATGCCGCAAGAACGCTATTCGCGTTATTTGATACTAATAATGTAAGTGCCATTAATTTTTCCTGTAAAAAAACCCGCTCGATGGCGGGTTGGGATGTTGATTACCTGATAGGTGCGCCCACGGTCGTCTTGGTAATCGGCTGAATTCTCAGCCGATTGAAGATTGAGCGCTTCGAACATTGAGCGGGTATCTGTTCAGCCAACAACAGTCACCGAAACAGGCTGATAAAACGGCATATGCAATATGCCACCTTCAAACGCCTGTTTAAAAAGTGTCGCATAGCCGTAGCTGTTAGCTTTATAGAGGGTACTTTTCGCTTCGTTGAAAGACCGCGAGTTATATTCTGAAGTATTGAGCATCGCGGTTTCAGTCAATTCGCGATAACCATTGATAATTGACACTGCCGCGCCCGCATCAGAGAACAGCACTGAAACACTCCAGCGCTGATCGTTCACCACGTCCGCACCATTAACGCCAGTCAGGAATCGCAGTACGCGCCGTTTAAGCCACGGTATCGTGAAGTGAAAGCCGTCACCTTTATAAAAATTCCACGTCATTACGCGCTTAAACAAATCGTCTGACGTTTCGACTTCGGCATCTGACGTCACAACGTCCCACGCATTAATCGCCAGTTGATTAAACGCCAGCGCGTTGTATGCGCCATAGCTGCGCTGGCGGCGGTTCATCAGTATCGGTGCGTCTGCTCCGTACAGTCCCTTCAACAGCCAGCGTAATTCCTGCCCTGCATGCCCGTTACCCGCATAAACAGCGAGATTCGCATTTTTCAGCCAGCCGTATAAACCCTGCGCCAGCGAATTATACGTATCAATGAATGCCTGTAGATTTTCGTCATCGCTGTACTGCTGATAAAGATACGCCGGGATAATTTTATCGCTCACTGTTTACCCCTCCGTTACCGTGACCCCGTCCGCCGCGATGTACCAGTAGCTGTACGGGTCACCGGTAATAATATCCATCCCTGCCTGCGGCGCGGTTATAACGCCGTTGACGGTTACGGTGACATCGAGCGCGCTGATTAAGTCCTGGTTAAGAATTGAAGAAATGGCACTGAGAAAAATATCTTTAACTGTGTTCAGATTCAGCGGTTTTCCCGCGTAAAGCTGATTGATGTAAGCGATAACCGGCGCGGACACGACAGAATTAACACTTTGGGCGGTGAGGTAGTTCACGCCGTCCGGCCGCCATTTGAAGAATATTTTAACGCTCTGCTGGAGCGGGATAACGAAAGGTATGAGATAGGTATCAGGCCAGTCAGTCACCGTTACGCGCTGATTACGCAGATTCGGTGTGACTTCACCGCCTCCCGTCCAGGTTCCGGCACCGCTGGTGTCGGAATTAAGGGAAAAGCTGTGCGGACTCAGTACGCTGATTTTAAACGGTATACCGTTGATCCCTGTCATCCCCTCTACGCTCTTGAGAATGACAGTCTGGCCGTCGCTGAAACCGTGCGTGATATTAGTTGTTACCACGCCGGGGCTGGCTGAGGTGATGCCAGTAACCTCAAGTACGCATCCCCTCAACCGGCTAATGTCGCCCGCCGACTGATAAATCGCCGCTGCCATTGCGTAGGTATTACCACCCCCGCACATAATGACCCATCGATCGCCGTCGGCAATAACCGCTGTCAGACGAAGATTGATATTAGCCACATTTGCCAGCGCGGTACGTATAAAGCCGGGGTAGCCCTGTACGGTCGGGATACCGGCGTCCCACACGCGGGCGCGATACTGTGCGATCGTCTCTGCGCCACTGCCGGGTATCCCCGGGGTTTTATTCGTGCAGCTTAGCGTAATCCCAGCGGGAACCCCTGTTACAATACGCGTAACTGTTCCTTCGGGCACCGCGAAGGCACCGCCCACGGTAGCAATACAGGTAACCGGATCGGATTCGCCATCCGCATTAATAACGATGGCGTAGGGTAATGCGAAAGTGTGACTCCCGTCCGAAACCTGGAAGCCTTCGGGGATAATAAACGCCGCAGGCCCCGTAAAAGTAACGTCTACTGCGGTAAATCCGGCGATTTTCTGTCCCTGCACGCCGTATTGCTGAGCAAGCAAATTTAAGACAAAAAGATTGGCTGTCAGCGGGCTGACCGAGTTGATAGCATCTACTCTGGCCTGGTCGCAGATCAACAGTGCGCCAGTGCTCGTGCTTGCGATATCTTCGATTAAAGAGCCAGGGAGTTCTGTTGTAATTCCGGGCGCGAGTTGTGTTGCTATGCTGACTATTTTTTCACGTAGCGCGGCGGCGGTTTGCACCTGCGGCCCCGAGCTGTTCCACTCAACAGGTAAGTCACTCACGTTACTATCTCCGCTACTATTTTTGATCCGGATTGTGTTATCGCTGAAATGTTGTAAACGGGGGGACCGCTCTGAGTCAGGGCAATGCTTAATGACGCAAATTTGCCGCTAAACTGCCGCCGGATACGGTCTACATAGTACGTTGGCAGTATCTGCTGTATAACTGACCCATTCGCGGGGATACCGTGCGTGGCATAAAAAGGGGATTCCTGGGGCGACAGTTTCAGCGTCTGAATTAAAGTCGTTAACCATACGCTGTCATCGAATCCGTTAGCGTCAGTCTCAACCCTCCGCCATTTTCCTGACTTGTCCCGGCCATATGTTCTCAATGTGTTATCCCCCCGGAAAATTTACTTACGGGCGCGCCCGTGTCCGCTCCCTCATTACCATTGCTGTGCTGGTGCGTATTCAGCCACTGAACCAGCGCACTAAAACCCTCCTGCATAATTGCCGGGCTGGTCATGGCGGCTCCGTCGGCCAGGGTTCCGTTACTACCCGTCAGTGACCATCCCTGTGCATTTAGCGTAAGCGTGGAGCTGGCGGCACTGACTTTGAACGTATCCGGGGTAACAATAGCAATGCTGTCGGGACGCAGAATAAACGTGGTTTTAGCGCTGGAATCACGCAGTGTCACACCCTCCGGGCCATAAGCGGTTAGCATATCGGGGTCAACGCTCTGCCATTCAGTATTAGAAACCGGAAGGAACACCAGCGCGCCGAGATTCGGGGGCGGAGTCATATCCGCCACGCCACCCCCCTGCCCGCTCACACCCCCGAGATAAGTATCCGCCGGAATAACGATCCCCCGGTCCCCGGTTTGCATCGGATAACGAACGTACTGTGGGCCGAATAAGGGGATCGTGACCTGTGGTAACGTCCAGGGAATATCGCGCAGAAGGAATTTAACGGTGATCATGTTGCCATTTCGGGTTACGACTTCCGCAGGTAAAATTTTGCCCTTCATCTGCATGGCCTGAGTTATCCGGTCACTGACAAAGCCGTGCATGTTCCTGCTGAAATTAATCTTACTGTCAATACTCATGCAGTTTTCTCCAGCAGGGGGTAAGCTTCAATAATCGTCATCCAGCTGGCTCCGTCCGCCTGCCTGCTGTTGCCGAGTATCCGCACTGAGGACACGCGGAACACCCCGGTAAAAGCTACCGAATTTTTATACTGTGAATATGATGAATCTGTCAGCGTCGCGCGCGACTGCGCCGGCAAACGGATTGCATCGCCGACCATTACGTCGCCACGTAGCACACACTGCACGCTGACCGTGCCAAAGCCTACCCATGTCGGCTGGCCAACAAGATCAACCGGGTTAATTTGTATGATCCTGTCACCTTTCGCTTGCGTAACAGGCGCACTACCCGGCGTTGACGGGAGTTGTAACTGATTTGCGTTATCGAATACTCTGATTTTATCGGCGCTGACCATCACGATATCCACACCCTTATAACCGGGCATCGTGATAATACTTTTGCTTATCGCGTTAAGTGATATCGCCATTTCGCTGAGGCTGCCGCAAAACATCGGATAATCGTAATTGTTGACCAGCCGGTCACTGATATTGATATCAAAAGCAAACTTATTCAGCGTCTGAAAACATTGTGTCAGCGCGACGGAAAGTTCAGTACCCTTATTCCACGGTAACGTGAGATTAATAGCGGGCAATGCCGCTCCGTTTTGGCCCACGGAAGGCCCCGGCATCACGACGAAATCAAGGCGTATTTCTGTCCCTATCCAGTTGCCGTATACTTGCCAGATGTAGCCGTCAAGAATAATGCTTTGCTGGGCGGGGTTCGCCAGTGGAAGCCCCGCTGACATGCCGGCACGCAGGCGCATACGCTTGTTAAATAAATCTTGGGTAGCCTGCTGCATTTCTTTCTGACTGATTCCCCACAGGGTGACGTGACTGCCTCCCTGCGGCGTCGATTCTCCAAAGCGCTGAATATCAAATTCGATCATTAGGGCACCGGGGTCGTAAACGCCATTCGCCAGGCTGCCGTAATGACGGATCGCTTTTCCGCTTTCATCCAGTATCGTCAAATCGTAATAGCGCATCAGCCGGTTACCTCTATTACTCCCGTGTCGGCGAGCCACGACAGGGACGCACCGGGAAAGATATCTTTAACTAAATTGATTTCACGCCCCCGCACAGACTCCGACAGCGCGACGGTGCGCAATAGTGTTCCCGAACCGTCAGTAACTACCAGGTACCAGCGCTGCGCCGACATATTCCAGCGGATCTGGCAGTTAACCGCTTCGCCGTTAATTGTCGGGCTGAAATGCTGGCTTTCGTTCTCGTTTCCGGTAAACGGAAAGGTTTCCGTAGTCACAGTCCCAGCCTCCCGATTAATCCCGTAATCTTCCCGGCTACGTTTGAGAGGTCACCCGCAACGCCTGATATCCCACTCCCTAACGCGGTATTACCCAGCGCTGAAAACGTATTAGTCCAGGCGCTTGAGTTAACTTTGTCCCCGCTGTCAAGTTTGCCCAGGAAACTATTTACGGCGTTTGCCGCTTCTTTTTGCGTTATCAGCGGTTTTTCAAAATCCCAAAGCCACTGGCTTTGTGGCAATGGCTCACTACCGCTGGTTACGTCTGAAACGGTTTTTAGCACGCAACCGCTGTAAAAAGCGGCGGGGGTAGCCACGACATAGGTTCCCCCGAGATTACTGTGGGCCTCGATAACTGACTGGAGCGCACTCAACGTAACGAGTTTTGTTATTGCGCCAGTATTTTCATTAACCGGCGCGGACATCATCATTGGAATGCGTAGTGGCTGTGCCAGTAGCGCATTGGCCGCTACGGACTGATTAAAAAAAGGATATCGTGCGATGTCATAGTCGATCAGCGTTCCGCCCTGCGCCGGTCGCCAGTGGCAGAAATACTTATCAAGTGAAGTAAGGTTAAATGCTCCGCTCAACAGGCCGCTGACAAAGCTGGCGCTTTGCGTAATCGCGACGACAGGTAACATACCGCCGGGAATACCTGCAGCGATACCATCACAGAAAATAACCGGCGAAATCTGGAAGCCCAGCCGGTAGATCTCGCGGGAGATAGCCATCAGTGCGCCCCCCTCAGTTGGGTGCTCGACACCAGGGCGCTGCCTCCGGTGTTATTTTCGATCATGAGTTTCACCTGGGATGGGGTGTAATTTGATTTGTTGTTTTCAACTTTTGACATAGCGGAGATCAACTTTGAAAGTACGTCAAGGTTACTCAGGTCCAGATGCTCATCCGCTTTATAGCCGGTATTTTTAACGACACTATTTATATAAGACCGTGTGTCGTTACCATCTGATTCGGGCGCCCAGCGCTTAATAATCCCGTTAATTGTATCCACCCTTGCACCGAATGTAGCCCCGCTCCCGTACCGCGCCAGTTGCATCGCCGCGGCATGAAAACCCTGATTCATATTTTTGAAAACTGCGAAACCATCCCGTTTTACCGCACCGGGAGCACGGCGCAAATTAAGCGGATTATTATTACGTTCGGAAACAGGGGCGGTCTTACTATAATTCAGCACTAAACCGTGGCTGTTCAAAAATGCTTTCCTGTCAGGACCAAGCAAACTGGGAGCAAGCCTGATCTCTGCTTTACTGTCTGTTTCTTTCTTCAGACCAAATAAATGCAGTAAGAGTGACGTTCCTCTGGCCAGGCTCGCTACGCCGCGCATAAAGTCTCTTACATCCCGGGGGAATTCAGGCGATGAAAGATAGCTACTGAAGCGCTTTATGGCATTGCCAAGCCAGTCTATCCCCGCGCCTATCGCGGGTGATTTCATTACAGCACTGACGGCATCAGAGAACGCCGATGATAACCGCGTAAGCTGCGGTGCCAGCGGCAACAGACCCCGGACAAAGGTACTCCGGATATTCAGCCGGCTGCGGTCAAGCTGTACGTTAAAGTCCTGCCACTGCCTGAGTTGATTATCCGTCAGTTGCAGGCGCTGCGCGTCCGCCGTCGCCTGTTTTGCCATCGCATCGATTTGGGCGTCACTGTATTTACTCAGGCGCGTCAAATCTTCCATCGACATAAAGCTTGTCAGCCCGTATGCCTCAGCCCCCTGTTGCGTGCGTCCCGTTTGGTTAAAAATATCACGAGCGTTGCGCAATAGTTCCGGCAGTATTTTTGAAGGGTCCGCATCTGGATTTTTTATGCCCAGCGCCTGAAACTTCCAGCGCTGCCCGAGATCAAGCTGGGCGTTTCTGATAGCGCCGAGTGTTGCCGTTGCGTTTCCTAAAATCCGGTTGAAATTGATGTTACTGGCATCGAGTCCGCCGGATGTAGTGTTAAGGCCTTGCGCATTGAATCGCTGCAACGACGCCACAGAAGCTAATTTATTTATGCCGAAGAGTCCGCCCGCACCCAGCACGCCTGAAAAAATGCCGAGGATTTTCCCCCAGGACAACAAGCTTCCTGTAGCACTTTTAATATGCCCCGCCAGGCTTTTTGCGTGCTGATTTGCTTTGCGCAAAAAAGTTGCCGAATCCCGGGATTTTTTACCAAAATCGCCCTGGCGTTTAGTTGACTGAGTGAGTGAGCCGTTAAGTTCACCAACACTGGCGTTAAGCGCCGTTAGCGCAGCTATTCCGGCATTGAAAGCCGCCGAGACAGACTCGGCTCCTTTTTGCGCGCCGCCCACTTCTTTTGCAGTAATTCCGATACCCTGCGCGATACTTCTCCACTGCTCCGGCATCTGCTCAAGCGATTTTTGATAATCGTTATATTTAGCCAGAAAATCCTGAAACTGGCTGTCATCCAGATTGACCTCAATAATACTCTTAGCCGACATTGAAGTAGCCTCCGTGTTTCAGAGCGTCGAGAATAAAGCGCTGGCGAAAATGAAGTGGGCTTTTGAACCGTTCGCAGTCGAGTTCCCGGCACAGGGCGCTGAAACCTTCGTTAGAGGCCCAGTCTAGGACGGTATAAATGATGTTTCCTGCGGGACACTCGGGGTCGGGGTATCGGTATCCGTTTTCAACGTCGGTAAAGAAGCGTTGTACTCCGTAGCGCTCAACGATGTAAGTTGCCCACTGTACACACCCAGGACCGCCCCGATCGTCCCGGGTATTAAGCTGCTTTTCTGTATCGCAGAGCTGACAATAAAAAAAACAATCTCGCCCTCAACTTCGCGGTATTCATCCGGCGTTATCACCCCCTGGCTTACTGCGGTGTCCAGCGGTATGTTTTGCCAGTCGCCGGATATTTTACATACGACGGTGCTCATGCGTGCGATATCATCAAGAAGCGTCGGGCGCTTTTCTGTACCCCTCGCGTTATCCCCTTCCCCCAACTGAATGGCCTTGCGCAGCATCATAGCCGCGACACGAGTAGATCCCAGCGCGCCAACCGTTGAGAAGAAATTGTTAAAAAGACTACCAAGAAGAACGCAGTTTTCTTCCACGACTTCGTGAGGTAACGGAATAACATGCACGTATACTATTTCTCCGTCGTCACGATTAACTGAGGTGACAAAGTTCAGCTTTTTATCAATTCGCATCGCTATTAATCCCACATTTTATTATTGGTTATCAGATACCCGGTTATCGTGACTACGTAACCCGCGTCCGCGCCGCTGAAAGTCAGTTCGTTGAAATTGACCAGATAACAGTTATGCAACGTAATAGCGTTAAAGGGTGTCGCGTCGGGCGTTACTACCACTTCTCCCAGCGCTGTATCATTAATAAACTGATTCTGATAGCTCACCGCGAGCGCCTGCGTTTTAAGCAGATGAACGGTCACTGTTGCCTGCTGATACGGTGCCTGACTGCCGATCGTGCCCGTCATCGTAGCGATGATATCGGTAGCCGCGCCGTCGGGTCGTAAGCTGATCCCGTCTTTACCGAGATACGACGCAGTTACATTCAACACCGGGATATCAGTAACAGTCATGCTGCCCCGGACTCTGTTAAGAAAGCCCTGAGGAATTAATGGATTGGACATGCCTTATGCTCCCGCGAAATTAGTGACATTCACATTGAATGTAATCGACTCAAAGCCCCTCGACGGCGTAAGCACAGTACTGAGGCCGCCATATTTACCCTGGGCATAATCCGAGGGGTTAAGGCTTGTGTAGCTCGCAAAAGGCACCGCGTTGATCACAGCACTGCCTGCAAACTGCCCTTTATTGTATGCGTCGTTAAAATCACTCTGGATCATGCTTTCACCCAGGGCCTGCCCAAGTATCAGGCCGTAACTTATCCCTGAGCGTAACGTTTTCAGCGCGCGGCGCTGTAGCCTGTCTATCCCCTGCTGATTGTAATAAAGCGGGTTGACGCTGGTGTTAGATCCGTTGATGATTTCGTTTGCGATATCAAGTTCAAGATTGATCGCGCACCACGCGACGGCATACCAGTAATTAAAAGGGTTTCCGTCCAGCATATGCCCCGCTACCAGCATTTTATTGCTAAGTCCCCCTTCCGCAGCGGTGCCGATGTAATTAATGCTGTTAGCCTGCAACGTCTTTAGCAAAGCGCCATTGCCCGCCGCCGGATAAGCGGTCACGCCGTACATAAAGCGCCACGCCATCGGAGGCGTCATATTTGATGAACCCGGATCGTTGGATAAAGCAGACTGGAAAGGGGCAGCCATCGAAAATTCAGTGGCGCTTATGCCTGGGGCTTCGACGCCTGCAAATACATTTGGATATTTTTCCGAGGCCCAGGCCTCCCAGGTCGCGGTTGTCGTAGTAACAAAGAATTTAACCAGCGATCCGGCTGACGTGTAATTGTTCACCAGTGCGCGGAATGTTGATTCCGTGTCCCATTCCCGCGGCGTCAGATATGAAAAAAACTTCTGGTAGGTATTGCCGAGTGAGGTATCTTCACTGATGAATGTACCGAGCGCTTTCACTGCGGCCGGTACGCTTAGCTCACCGAGTTCCAGAACATAAACCGCACGCCCGGAACCCTGCGCCCAGTATGTTGCGCTCATCTGCTGTATTTCACCCGCGGCGACTGAGGAGACGGTGCCCGTTGTGGTTGCGGTTCCCGGATCAGCACTCAGAGCATAAGTAAGGGTTTTATCCCCGGTCACGGTCGACGTAAACGCCCCGTTATAGCCAGCGGGGATACTTCCCGCAACGATGATCGGGACGTTATCGCCCTCCCGCCAGCCGTGCGCCTCTGCCAGCGTGACGGTCACTATTCCTGTTGCCCATGCGAGAGAAGATATAGCTTTAGCCGGGGCGAGAATCGCATTGATGTCCTCTGCTGAGGTCAAAAGCTGATAGCTGCCAGGCGCGAGGGTCGTACCGCCTGTAGAAACCATCGCACCGGATTTAAGCAGAGCCGAAGGCCTGGGGGGATCGGTTACCGACACATTAATATTAACAATAGACATTGCGTTATTTCTCCGGGAATAAAGACGGAATTGCAGATGTGATCAGTCCACGGGATAGGTTTCTCATCCGCTGCTGATAGTAATTAATTCTGAATTTGATAGTTTTCCGCTGCGCGAGAATATTCAGCTCGTTCTGCGTAACGCGCTCATCCTGCACGACGGGGGTATTCATTACTCCCATTTCCGCTGTGTCGCTCAGCGTGTAGTCCTGGATATAGCTTAAAAAATCCTGCACGAGCGCGTTACGCAGGCCGGTAATGGCGAGCGTTACATCTTCGGAAACCAGCTGATATTGGTTCTGATTCTCGTCAAGAAAGAAGGCCCCCGCGATTGGCGCGGTATTACTGCATTTAATTGTCGCGTAGGGCGGCGACAGGTTTTGTAGTGCCAGCATTGCCGGATACATTGGCATAAACTTATTAAGTGCCAACCAGACCGGCAACGAGTTAGATACCACTACATCATTGAGATCGATATCTGCGGCAGAATTGATAATCTGCGATCGCATGTGAGGATAAATCGCTTCGCCGGTGTAGTGATAAAGGTTCGCGGGTTCATTCAGTCCCGTACGGCGCGAAAAAGAGAACTGAATGCCGAAAAACTCGCCGATGTAAATCGCATCTGAACCAATATCGTTAAACGGATCGATATCCGCCTGCGCTGTGAATGTCACCACGTTACGATCGTATAACTGCTCATCATCCTGTATAGATTCAGTCGTCAGATGCAGATAACCCTTAACGCTGATTGTGTCCGGCTCACTACACCTACTTTCGTCAAGCAGAGAGGCTTTAATCCAGAACACGAAACCATCAAGCGGTAAAACTTTGCGGATATACCTGGTAAAAGTCACGCTCTGAAACTGACTCAGGTCATCAAGACCCGTCGTCAGTGTGGCGTTTAACTCTGTTTTTGCGGTACTAAACTCACTCAGGGAAGGCATTGAGCACCCCGCTTACCCAGGCGCGCATAGAAGCCTGATAGGTTCCGGTATCGATAAATGAAGGACGCGGGTTGCCTTTCTTGTGTTTGAAGCGTTTGGAAATTCCGAGCAACGCGCGGCGCGTGGGTACGCCCGGCAAGCCGTTCATTTCTTCGTTATCAAGAAAAGCGACAAACAGGTTGTGAATATGCGACATTGATTCCGCAAGCGGATCGCGGTTCGCGGATGCCCCCGCCAGCAAATTTTCAAGTCCGGCTGCCATGTCTTTCGTTATCAGATCAGCGATATCGTTTTTGTGACGATCGAAGAACGTCTGCATGATGCGGTACTTAGACTCAAGATATCCCGCGACGTCGCCGGTAGTCGTGTTCTCATCTTCGTAGGGAATATCAATAACGCCGAGATGAAAAGTAATCATGACAACCCCCACAGGCTTCCGAATTGTTGAGCGATCATCAGGTAGCGGCGGCCCCACGGATCTTGCAGCATTTGTAAATCCGATAGCGATAAATCTTTAAAAAAATCCGGGGCAAGTCGCTGGGCACTGGTTGCGTTATCCGACGCCCCGGTTATCACCCCGGATTTAAAATCATTCAGTCCTTTAGCGCTCCTCAACTTCGCCAGCACGGGTTCAGTTCCGTAGTTGACGAGAAAAGACGCCGCGAGGTTGTAGACGGCGCTGGCATACAGGATTGGCATAACCGTTTCAATTTCACGATTAACCCACTCCACCGCGCCGCTGTACGCTGCCGTAAGAGACCCGGACGCGTCCGGGATATCGTCTGCCGTAATGCCCATTTCAGTGCGAACGAATCCGATAAAACCGGCCACGCTGATCGTCATTTTTTCCGGCTCCCGGATTTGGGCGTCACTATCGTTTCGTTAATATCTGATACGTCGTCTCCGTCATCCCTGCCCTTAGTTCGCTCTGCGCTAAACTCCATCTCCCCGGAATATCCGGTGCCACTTTCGCGTAACGTGCTGTCCAGTGCGGCAACAGAAGCCTGCCGGCGGTTGTGAGCCTCACGCGTAAGATGATGATCGTTATCACGTAGCGTTTTTTCGATGACTGCCGACGAAACGGGCTTATTAATGCTGTAGCACAAGCCAATAAACGCTTTACTCTGATCTATTCTGCTGGAGTCTACTAACCCGTATGCCTGATGATGTTGAATAACTGCGTCAATTTCATCTGAGGAGCCTTCAAGTACCTGCATCTGGCCCCCGTGCGGTATGGGGATCTGGCGCAGGCGACCCGTTTCCAGCATGCGGAAAGTAAAAACGTGGCGTTGCTTAGTCGTATTAGCGATGTAAAGTTTCATTGTTTACCCCACAAAAAAAAAGCTCCGCGGAGTTTCCCCGGCGGAGGCTTGTTTAATTCTCAATAGATCAGGCGCTGTATTTCATCGAAAGGACGGTTATGGCTTCCGGGCGCACAGCCCAGCCCGATGTTGAGCGCATTTCTGACAGCACATCAACCGCGCCGCCGGGGATAGGGGTCGGAATTTCACGCGGTGCCGCCATGTCGCAGAACATCAGCGCGTTAGCCGCGAGAGACGGGGACAACCTGGCAAATTCGTTAGTATTCACCGTTGAATTGGTCATCGGCACCTCAACTTCGGGAACCGTAATAATCACGGCATCGGTATTCCCCGCACCGGCGCCGATAAGCGTATCGTCATATACCCAGTCAACCCGAACGTTAGCACCTTTAAGCACCTCTTCTACCATGTTGCCAACGGTATCAGTACCGCCGCCGGGACGCTGATAAGATGTCAGTTGTACAACCTGCTGAATCTCCATCGCGCCCAGCACCCTTTGCGGACCAAGTATTACTACACGCTGCTGGCGTCCAAGCTGCATCGTCCGGGTTAGCGCTGCCTGCACGTGCCCGAGCAGATAGACCGCCATTTGTCCGTGATCGTAAGATAATACTGTTGCGTTGCCGCTGGTGTCAGCGGGTAGGGTTTCTGTAGTCGCGCCCGCGGTATTCAGCAGACCTTCGCCCTCTGCTGGGTTCATGCCGTTCAGCAACGCGGATCGTAGCTGTTGAAAAATACCCTGACGCATACCTAAACGCTGTGCTTCCGGTAATGCGATATTCCAGTTCCCGGCCGCCGCCATATCGTGATGATCATAAATTCCGCGACAACGAAAAAGGTATGTCGGTGTAGATATCATTCGTGTTTCAAGTGCCACGCTGGGAAGCTGATTGCCATTTCCCGACTGGCTTGATGTGACCTGCGTGCGGATATCAAGACGACGCAGATAAGCGTATTGATCGCCAACGCCAAGGCGTATTTGAGGATTGCCGCTAGCGATAGCTTCAAACGCGCCGGACGCCTGTTGATAGCCAATTATCATCTCAGGCGCGATATACGACGGATTGACAATAGTGTAACTGGGAGTGATTGCAGCCATTTAATTTTGCTCCGGATTATAATAAGACAAGCGCGCAGCTGTCTTCGTTTTTCCACGTCAGAAAGCCCTTCACGCTGTCATAACTGACGGTATTTGAGTTACCCGATTCAATAGCGATCAGTTTCACGGGCAATGCAATATCAGTAAGCGCTACGGCACCCATATTTCCTTGCGTAGTCGCAGGGCCGGACGGGACCGCCGCGGGGGTATAAGTGAACGAGGTAGTAGTGGGCGCTGACAAAACGATCACAGTACCGTTGTACGCTTCAGGGGCCACACCGCTTATTTTTACGTACTGGCCTGCTACCAGTCCGTGAGCGGATGCCGTAGTCGCTTTAGCAACGCCATCTTCATAGCTAATCGCCGTTGTAGCGATATCAGCGCCCGAAAATCCGGCAGATGCTGCGGTTGTCAGCTGACTGTTAACAAAATCCCACGCCAGCGGCGTTTTTACCGATGCCCCGGATGTACCCAGCGCGACCACTTCCGGAGAAGCTTTTAGCGGTACGCGCATATTCGAGCCAAGACGATAGTAAGAAACGCTCATGCCTGACGCATACAGCGGCACTGGAGACTGAGGCGTGGTAAGCCCGTTATGTGCCTGGTTGAATACCGTGAAACCTTCAATTCCCGACAGAGATACCGCTCTGCGAATTGTTGATCCGCGTGGGCTGGAATTCGTTCCGGGCAAATTCTCGGCAACGGGTAGACCGCCCCACAGCGGCTGTGTCTCGTTTTCCGCTACCGTTCCCGCTGCAAGATTGAAGCGGTTTGCGGGGTCGTCCAGCGCCACGCCCTGGATGTACCCATCTGACTGAACACCGAATGAACCGAGGGCGTTAGTCGTCGCCATCGGATTAAGAGATAAACTTGCCATTAATTACTCCTTTTAAGCCTGGTTATTAAATCCGGTGACCTGACGCTTACCCGCTTTGAAGGGTGCCCATGCTGCTGACGGATCGCCCTCAAACGTACTAATCTGACGTCCTGTTGCATCTGCGCGTTTTATTTCGCGCAGGGTTCCGGGCGAGACCGACAAACTCGCTGATTTCTGCGCATCGGCGTAGATCTGCTTCTCAGCAAATCCCAGCAGCGCGGAATCGGCGATTGACGATAAATCCACGGCTTTAAAATCAGGGGAATGCTCCTGTAGTTGCACCATCAGCCGCCTGCGGTAAGCCAGCGGTTTTTCCCCGGATAGCGGGATCGGTGCGCGCTTCCCGAAACCTGAAAACACGCTATCGGCTTTTACCTGTGCGTCAGCCACTTCGTTACGCTCGGAGTCGCTTAGCTCAGTCGGAATGCGTGCGCGTAACTCCGCGATCTCATTGCGAAGCTGAGAATCTGCTTTTTCTTTTGCCAGGCGTTCAGCCTCTTCAGCATCTGCCTTTTCTTTGGCCTCCGCGTCGGCTTTTTCCTTGGCGCCCTTCTCTTCTGCGTCGGCCTTGGCTTCTTCTGCTTCTTTCGCCTCAGAATCAGCTTTTTCCGCTTTCTCTTCCTTTTCTTTCGCTTCTGCATCGGCTTTGGCTTTTTCGGCCTCCGCATCGGCTTTCGCTTCGCGTGCGTCCATGCACTTATTAAACATCTCTACAAACTTTTCCTCGTCCATTTTTTCAGCCTCATTTGGAATGGAATCAGATTTAACACCAGTAGGGGCCAGGAGTTTGTCCCACACCCCCTGTTCACAAATTGCAACGTGGTCGAGCAGCTCAGGGGATGGCTCCACCAGTAGAGGCTGACCGTCGATCTCAATGATTGAATCGGGCACCTCAACAAATTTGACGGTTGGGGAGGTGCTTAATTGCCGGGTCGCCATAATTTCGGCAGCCTCGGCGTCGTATACGCGCGCAATGGCCCACACCTCGCCATTATCAGCAACCCAGCTGTTGGTCAGGGTGCCGATAACGCGTTTTGCGAACTCATCACTATCGAGCGTATTTTTCTCGGGGTGCAGCCAGATTAGAGGTAACCCGGCCACACGCTGGAGAAATTCGGGGGTGAGATAGTCATCCGGATTGCGGAAGGTCATCTGTTGGTCTGCGGAGCGCCAGGTAACCCCTGTTCCTGTCACCCGGATGGCGAACATCCACATGTTGATAAAATACTGCGGGCTGCTTAATGTTCCGTCAGCGATAAGCGCGGCCACTTCGGTTTCGTTGAGCGATTGCTCTGACAAAACCTCTGCAAAGGGCTGATGCAACGGCTTCGGCAAATCGTCAATATGAAACCATCCAGCGCCAAGCGACTCGTCGTTAATTACTGCGTCAAACTGATCGGGCACGGTGGCGCGCAGCGTGAGATAATCACCGGAAACACTTTCCGGTGTCAGCGGGCCGTCGTACTGATAGCCCACTTTCTCCTGTACTTCTCGCCGTGCTGCGTCTACAGCAAGCTCACCCGGCGCAACGTCGCCGCCGGGTATGCACCACATTCCATCGTCTGAGCGCTGGATCAGGAAGACGAACTCACCTTGACGAAACATTATCCCGCTACCAGAAATAGCCACGGATTAATGCTCCTATGCTGCTTTTAAGGACTCCAGAAATTGCTTACCTTTTTTAGTCAGCATTTCTTGAGGGATACTGCGAAGGTTGTAGATGTAGGTAACGTAACAGCGGCAAAAAACCTCTTCACCTGGCTGGGTAATTTCATCCAGATAGCCCGCATTGCCGGGTTTGATATAGCCTTTTTTCTGCGCCCAGTTGCCGCGGATAAGATATGTGAGCTGGTCCCGCTCTTTGTGGTCCCGCCGGTAGTCATATCCGGGTTGTCGCCAGTGGCTGTGCCAGACCGCGGCAATTGCGTTATTATCTGTTGCGATGACGTTATCGATATTAGCTATCAGCTTGTGATTTTGATCAATCATCACCCGACGCGCTTCAAAATCGACCTGCTCTGCACTCTTTTGGATGTGCTCTGCCGTTTTTAACATCGCGCCTTGTACGCCGCGTAACGCTATCGAATCCGCGCTGGGGATGCTGCTGGCCCATCCGCTGAACCGCGAGAGCGTCGTAGCAATCGCTTTTTGTCGGTTAAGCTTTATCAAATCAACGCTTGCCAAAATTCGTCTGTCCAGCTCTGTCCGAAGTTTCGGCTCGATATAGTTGAGAGTGAAACGGGAAACACCTGGATGGCGTCTCAGCGCTTTAGCGCGGCTGATTTGCATTTCATAGGTATGCCGCAGGTGACGTGAAACCCTGTCGAGGAAATCACCCGATGTTTCACCCTCTGCCGCGCCCCTGATAATGCTTTGCCAGCGCTCCAGCTCTTCCCGCGACGAATAGCCGTTTCGCAGGAAGTATCTGACGGCATCCCTGACTTTTCGGGTAAAAGCTCTCATAGCATCATCCCGCCCCCTGGCTCATTTTGTACGGATTGCGCGGGTGGATTGTCCCGTAGCGCATCAAAATCCAGATCAAGGCGTTGCGGGAAAAGATGCTCGTTGGCGTTCGCGTTTTCGCACGCCCACTCTACCAGCGCCGCGCGGTTACCATCGTCCTGATTAAGCTGCGGTAAAAGCACTTCGAGCATGCTCACGATAGCTTTGAAGCGTATTTCATCTACCTTCACTTTTTCGCTTTCAGGCTCTTTAAGAGACGACGGCCAGCGGTATTCAAAGTTGTTGATCCATTTTGAAAAATAGACGCTGTATGTGTCCTCAATCTCTGTAAAATCCGCACGCAGGGAACGGAAAAATTCTATGCTCCAAGCGCGATATTGGCACACCCTGACGAAAAAATCGTAAAGCGGCTCCAGCCAGCCCCGGATATTATCAATGTATACCGCGACAGATCGCGCGTCCTCCGTACCCTCTCCGTAGCCCTGCGCAAATGTCTCTGAGTTCAGAATGATGGCTGGCATATCTGCTGAAGCGGCGATATTTTCAAGTATATGATTGCGTGCGGAGTCCAGCGGTTTTTCAAGATTGCTCAAATCAATGGATTCAATACTGTCCTGCATCCCAATTTGCAGTACTTCGCCGGTTTTTCCCCGCTTAAGCATATGACGCTTAATGCCGTTTAGCTTTTGCATCACACTGTTTGCTATAGAACTTTGATTCTGAATTTTTGTCACCAGCAGCCCACCTTTTGCGGCTACCATGTCGTCTGTGCGCATTGTCTGTATAAAAGACTTGAGCGCGTATAATGCGCGCTGATAGACGCTGCGACCGCTGAAACCGAAAGCCGCAGCGTTGTACGCTAAATAAATTGGATCTTCGTTCTGCACAACCACACAGCGCGATTTATGATACGGTTTCCCCGCGACTCTGATGCCCTCGACACGCTGAAAGTCCAGCGCATTGGGGTCCTGATTCAGCACGATGCTGCCCGCGGTGTTAAGCGGATCAAGAACGTTAAAACTCACGTTATGCTTGTACAGCGTGCGATAGTCCAGCGACTCGTCCGGCGACTGATTATCCACAAGCATCGCCACGGCTGAAACGCCGTAAATTCGGGCGATACGCGCAGCATTAGCGATGTGCCGGTTGGCATTAAGGGCTTTCCATTCTCTTTCAAACGCATCACGCAGACGCTGCTCAAGTCCAAACGCTTGCGCGATATGCACGGCCCTGGGTTCGTTCATAGCCATTTTGACCGGACGGTCCACCATTTTCCCGCCCAGGGGGTGATAGAGATAGATAGTCTTACACGTCTGATAACCAGCAGTTATTCCGGGCTGAATATCGTCGCTTTCCAGAAGCTTAATCAGCTCCGTCGAGTCGCTGCCGAACGCGAAATCATCTTCGTACATAAGTAGGTCCCGTCAGAAGCCCTCGCCGTTACCGAGGCCGAGTGTTACACCGTAGTTGAAACAGTCGAACAGATCATCGTCCTGATTAGCTTCACCAATGATGAACTGCAAGACCTGCGTTAACAGATGATTTTTCTTCGACTGCTTATATTCTGATATTTTTTCGTAAGCGTATTTAGATACGCGTACTTTTCCCGATGCCACGTAGCCAGATATGTTTATTGCGCGTGACTCTTTAGACAGTGCAGTTAAACCGCTGTCAATCGGATGGACGTTCCAGCCTTCGTTAGCGCCCTGCTGAAGCAAAGTAATACCCGTGGCTTTATCTTCGATAAACAAACCCGTACAACCCATTCGCGCCAGGCATATCTCAGCGAGATGTTTTGTTTTATTCACCCACTGCGGAACAACGTCTTTCAGAAAATAGCCGTCTATCTGAATGATGTCCCAGTCTAAAATTATCAGATGTGGGGTCGGATAATTGATAATCGCAAACCAGATACACGCCGAGCCGTCGTTATTAATATCGCCTTTTTGAGCGCAATCCACGACGCCATACACGGTATCGCAGTGCGCCGGATAATCCACCGGTTCACCATTTTCAAGCAGCCAGTCAAGCTTAAAGAAATTTTGGCCGCGCCAGTCGACAAACTCGGCTAAATATTCCTGCTGAACGACAAGCGGGGGCTTGCCTGCGACAATTTGCGCGTACGCAGACGGTTTAATTTGGGGATTAGCAGTAGTAGGTACGTGATGCTCTTCCCACCCCAGTGCTTTATCGTTACACGCCTGATAAAAGAAATTTTCATCGTCTACGCCTTTCGGCGTACCGGCCATGACTGCATCGCCGTCGTAATCAAGCAGGGTCGGTTCAATGGCTTGCTCCCAAATGTCCCGCATTCCTTTTTTAACCAGCGATGCTTCATCAATGATTATTTTATGATATTTGCGGGAGCGTCCGGCGTCCGGGTTGTCCAGCGTCCAGAACTCTACCTGCCCGCCGCCGATCAGCTCGATAATCATATCGGTTTTGCTCGCGCTGACTGTCACCGGCTTTAAAAGGTTGCGTATCGTCTTGTAAGAGGGAAGCAGGATTTTATAAGAGGGCGCGAACCAACCCACCCGCATGCGGTGCGCTGACCAGTTTCCTGCGCACTGTTCGAGCATTGTTGTTTTACCGAAGCGACGCCCCGCGCGGATCACTTTACGTTTTGCCGGAGTACGGTAAATACTTTTCTGTCTGCTGTGAAATGGCAGAAATTCTATAGTATGTTCAGTCGCCATCTGGGGAGTTAACCAGTTTGATGATTACGCCATTCGAGCCGTCCGCGCCTGTAATCTCATTTTTAACGCTATCTTTAAATGCCTGAACGGTCACATGCTTGCCCAGCAGCTCAAGGTTTTTAACTTTGTCAGGCCACTTTATCTTTTTGAGGACGCCGACCATTTCGCGATCTTCCCCACGACCTTCAAATATTTCAGCCAAATCAAACCCACTTAAATATCGACGCCAGACTAAGGGCCATTCACTAATCGGTTTTATAGTCATATCTTCATTTAAAATATCCAGAGCATCCATCTGGTCGATTTCAAACAAGCGCATTAATACATAGTTGGCATCTATACCTAATTGTTCAATCCGTTTTTGTTTAAGCTGTTTAATACACTCAATTACTGCGGCTTCCGTTAGTAAACGCGCACCTATGCTATAGGCAGTCCTCGCACTGTAACCCGCGCGAATAGCCGCTTGTGTTGCATTCAGATCAAGAATGTACTCACGGCAGAACAGCTTTTTTTTGCCGTTTAGTCCTGCCATAAAATAGTTTTCCTCTAATCTTTCGGGGCAAGACATACCGTTCGGATATAATCCTGCAACCCCGCTATTTGGCTTCGGGCAATTTCGATTCTCTTTCTGAGAGTGAAATAATCCCGTTGAGCGGTGTCATTAAGTCCGGCGCGGCTTGCATCATCCAGGCCGCTGGCGGTGGTGAGACTGGGCACGGATTTGCAACTGGCGTTGACGCGCAGCCGCTGGTTACCAGCGATAACACTACGCTCAAGCTGATCGATAGTAGCCTTGGCATCTGTTAGCTCTCTTGTGTATTTAGCATCAATATCCGCCACAACGCGCTGTTTGGCCTGCATATCAACGATGGTTTTTTGTCTGGTCTCTGCCAGTTGTGCGAACTCACGCTGCTTGTCGAGGGCGTGGTGGTAGCTGTCGCGATAGTAGAATGCCAACCGGCCCGCAACGACGATCCCAACGACCAGTATTCCGACAGCCATAGT